GTTGTTACTGGATGGAACATTGCATCCACTTCTAGCTGGCCAGCTGATGCTGTTAGTCACGTCAGTATTGACTCAGTTGACTTCACAAAAGATTCAGAGTATATTAAAATGATGGGAGACATGAATGGCAATGGTCAAAAGTAAAATAACCTACGATCTATGGTTACAAATGTACAAGGGTGTTGATATACACACAATCACTTTAAAAGAACATACTAGATGGTGTGTTCAATTTGCTGCATGGAAAAACGGTAACATAGAGAAAGCATGAAGAAACCTACGAAGGTTAAATCAACGGAGAACAAACACTTAACTCGTTCTTGGGGTAGTTTAACTGACCTCAAAAAATATCTAGAAACCAAAACTAAAGAAAAAGTAAAAACCTTTAATGGCAAAGAACTTGTAACTAATAAAGGTACATATACTATTTCAGTAACTTATGGTACAATGGAAAACGAATTAGTATTTATAAAAAAATGAAAAAATCCCTTACATTATTTAAATCAGTATTTGATAACAAAACTCACAAGCGTGTAGATTTTGTGGATGAGCGTTCATTCGAAAAACTATTTGTTGATCTTGCAGCTTTGCCTCGTAAAGGTAAGAAGTCAGCGTCTTTAATATCACCAGCAATTTATGAAGAGGATACAACTCGTTCTAATGCTAGCGTGCTATGTTGGGCGGGTTGGTGTGCAGTAGATGTAGATGAACACATATTTAATGGTAACCTTGAAGAAGAGCTGTACAACAACTACGGTCAATGGAATCACATTATATATTCTACTGCATCATCTACTAAAGAACATCCTAAGTTCAGAATAGTATTCCCTCTTAGCGATGATGTTCCTAAAGATAAAATTAAACACTTCTGGTTTGCACTTAATAAAGAGTTAGGTGACATTGGCGATCCTCAGACAAAAGATCTAAGTCGTATGTATTATATTCCTGGCCAGTATGAAGGTGCATACAACTTTATATTCAGTAACACAAAAACCGTAACAATGAATCCATATGATATTATGGCTAAGCATGATTACGTTGAAAGAGCTGGTGGTTTATTAGATCACCTTCCCCCAGAAATTCGTCGGCAGTTACTTGCACATCGCAAGAACGAAATGACAAACACTAGTATAACATGGAGCAACTATAAAGATTGCCCATTTGTTAATCAGAAAATGGTTAAAGAGTATAACTTAATAACCGACACGGGCTGGTATACCAAGATGTATGCCATTATGGTTTCAATTGCAGGAAGTGCTGTAAGACAAAAGTACAACATCACTGCTCAGGAAATCACTATATTATGTAAGGAAATAGACTATGAAAATGGCAACTGGTATAAATCAAGACCCTTCGATAAGGAGGCCAATCGTGCAATCGAATTCGTATATGGTAACGTCTAAATTTGCAGAGCATTGCAAAAGGTTAGCACCAAAATATAAGGTTAGCCCTTGTTATGAATTTGTTGAATGGCATCAAGCCGAAACAACTAATCAAGTATTACACCCTGGAATGGAATGGGATACTACTGAAGATGAAGACCACAATGAATTCAAATACTATGCTGGGAATGGTGCTTCAATAATCAATCAATCAAAGTATACATTAAAACAAATGTTAAATGGAAATGTAACTCACATAGTTACATGGAAGTTTTCTCAAGATGATTTTTACAATCACTTATGGAATCAAAGATTCTGGTCTGATGACCCTAACCTTGAAGAGGGTGAACTAATCCCGTACATCATAGTGGGCAAAACACCTACTATAGATGTGCTTAATCAATTGCGAGAAAATAAATCAGAAAGGTATGTACAATTGCCTCAATTCATGTTATAATAGATGTATATTAACAGGAGATTTAAATGACAGAATTCCAAAAGTTCGACAGTAATAAACTTCAATATGATTTAGTACCTCCCTCACTTATCGCAGCTGTTGCCGATGTATTAACATTCGGCGCAAATAAATACAGTGCTCATAACTGGAAAAGTGTAGATGATCCATCAAGATACATCTCAGCTATGTATCGACATCTAGAAGCTTGGCGAGCTGGTGAAATCGATGATCCAGAAAGCGGTAAACCTCACTTGCATCATGCAGTAACAAACCTCGCCTTCTTAATTGAACTAGGGCATAATCCCACTGACTGGAATAAAACTAAATGAACATTGATGACCTCTACAAAGACTTACTAAAAGATGTATTAAAGAATGGCGAATTACGTGAAACCAGGAATGGCCACACTCTTTCATTATTCGGTACGTCTTTAACATTTGATATGGAAAAGATCGGATTACCCGTATTAAGTTTACGCCGAATATTCACTAAAGGTATTGTAGGTGAATTCCGTGGTTTCTTAGCAGATGCAAAAACTGTTCAAGAGTTTGAAGAATTAGGTTGTCCTTACTGGAAGCTATGGGCTAAAGAAGATGGTTCATTAAATCTAGACTATCCGCCAAGAGAACAACTCGATGCTGTAATTGAATCAATTAAAAATGATCCAATGAGTAGACGTCATATCATTAACTTGTGGGATCATACTCACTTAGATGATTTATCTTTACCTTGTTGTCATTTCAATTATCAGTTCTATGTACGAAACGGCAAGCTAGATATGATTTGGACTCAACGATCAGTTGATGTTGCAGTCGGACTGCCGAGTGATTTTATATTAGCGGCGCTATATGTTAAACATATTGCAGATGCAACCGGATTAAAACCCGGCAGAATCACAATGAACTTTGGCGATACTCACATATATGAAGAACACATTATAGATGTGACTACTATGATTGAACGTTCATCAGCTAGATACTACCAAAACTGGTCGTATGATGGTAAGTATATTACCATGCCTAACTACGAACCTAAATCGCCAATCAAGTTTTTATTAAAGGATTAGTATTTACTTTTGGAAAAACTGTGTTATAATAGATACAAGAAACGAAGAGGAGTGAATGTATATGGGTTATGAATACTCACAATATATTTTTTGGATAGTAGCAATTGTTATTTTAACTTTTGCACTTGAAAAATTCTTTGGCGATAATTAAATTAATAATGAAGGAGAAATACTATCGGTATAATGGATAAACTCCAGAAGAATTCTAGGATTAAAGAGACAGCTGTTCTTGATAAGTCTAAATTGTTTTCTGGCAAAGATATGGTAACCACACCGGTTCCAATGATTAACGTTGCATTATCAGGTGATCCAGACGGAGGTTTGGGTTCAGGACTAACAGTATTAGCAGGACCATCGAAGCATTTTAAGACTTCGTTTGCATTGCTAATGGCAGCAGCATACTTAGATAAGTATGAAGACGCTGTTTTGTTATTCTATGACTCAGAGTTTGGCAGCCCGCAACAATACTTTAAGTCGTTCGGTATTGATACTTCTCGAGTTCTGCATAGTCCAATAACTAATGTAGAAGAACTGAAGTTCGATCTAATTAATCAATTAGAAAATATTGAGCGCAAAGATAAAGTCATTATTGTTATTGACTCTATTGGCAACCTTGCATCTATTAAAGAATTAACTGATGCTATGAATGAAAAGTCTGTGGCAGATATGTCAAGAGCAAAAGCCCTTAAGGGTTTATTCAGAATGACCACTCCATATTTAACTATGAGAGACATTCCGTTGATTGCTGTTAATCATACCTACCAAGAGATTGGTTTGTTCCCTAAAGCTATCGTATCAGGCGGTACAGGTATCTATTACTCAAGTGATAACATCTGGATTATTGGTCGTCAGCAAGAGAAGAAAGGTACAGAGATCATGGGTTATAACTTTGTGATCAATGTAGAGAAGTCTAGGTTTGTTAAAGAAAAGTCTAAGATTCCTATCTCTGTTACATGGGAAGGTGGCATTGAAACATACTCAGGTTTATTGGATGTTGCAATAGAAGGTGGCTATGTAGTCAAGCCTAATATCGGTTGGTACTCTAAGGTTGATAAGAAGACTGGTGAGATCGAAGATAAAAAAGTTCGTGCAAAAGAAACATTGCTTGAATCTTTTTGGCAACCTATCTTTAAAAATACAGACTTCAAAGCATACCTTAAAAAGAAGTACGAAGTTGGTCATGCAGAAATGATTAGACCACAACATGAAGATGAAACACTTACTGATATGGAAAATGATTAATGCAGATTGAAACATTAATTTTACGTAACTTAATGTTGAATGAGGATTACACTCGAACTGTAATCCCTCATTTAAAACTTATTTATTTCGAAGATCCGTATCGCGCAGTATTTTCTGAGCTTGTTGACTTCGTTAATAAATATAATAAGTTACCAAGCGC